TTCAGTGTACAGCTCGTGGCAATGCCACTTTTCTGGCTGCTTGGCATCCTTGTGGTGCTTTTCGCAACCATACGAGCGCTCTCATGGTGGTTCAACAGTGGGCCCAGCGTGGGGGACCACTGTATCAGGGAGTTTGATAATGCCTTTGCTATGGGTGAGGCCCCGAGCACTGGCATAGTGGTCACAAAACCTGCTTTCGCGGCCGCAATGGCGTTCAAGGAGCGGTTTGGTGAGACAAGGTACAACAAGGCCAATCGCCTCTTGGCGGGGGAGTTTGTTCGGGACTTCTTCCGTTCTGAGGAGTGGCGGGACCTCCGTGTGGTGGATCGTATCAGGCACAGCGAGATTGCAATCGAGCTGTGTTTGATTCCCACCAATGCGGCGGTCTTCGCGGCCGAGCTGCGGGCTTCAGGGGCTGTCAAAAGCCGCCGGGCCGCAGTTGACCTCCCCAAGTAGGGCTGCCCAGCAGTGCTGCCAGGGGTGACCACTGGCGTTGACCGCCGGGGTGCACCCGGACTCACCATCCGTGCAGCTACTGGGGGTAGATCCGTGAAGGGGCCTCGCACTGTGCGCTACCTGTCTGGCTTTGGGACTGGGGTCAGATATGGAGTGCACTGTGACAACCTGATCAACATGACACGTGGCATCGCAGAGCGCGTCTTGTACGTGGTCCGCGATGGGTGCCTGACCCGGGCACCTCAGCCCCAGGTTGGTGTGTTTAACCGCTTAAGCGGCCTGCGCAAGCGCTTGTTTCTTGTCCTGCGTCCGACCCCCGTTGTCCCCAGGGAGGAATATCCCTCACTGTACAACGGGCGCAAGCGGGGCATTTATGAGCGTGCGTTGGAGAGCCTCAAGCTCCGAGGCATTACTCCGCGTGATGCGTGGGTTAGCACCTTTCTGAAGGCTGAGAAGATCAACTTTGATTCCAAGGGTGATCCTGCTCCACGTGTCATACAGCCACGCTCTCCTCGTTACAATTTGGAGGTTGGACGGTACCTCAAATTGTTCGAGAAGCGTCTGTTTTCTGGGTTTGAGACCGTGTTCGGCTACCCAGTCATTCTCAAGGGAATGAATGCACATGCAACCGCGGAGCAGCTACGCTCCAACTGGGACAGCTTCACACAGCCAGTGGCTGTTGGCCTCGATGCTTCACGGTTTGACCAACACGTTTCGCATGCGGCGTTGTGTTGGGAGCATTCCGTGTACAACGGTGTCTTCAGATCATCTGAGCTGCGGCGGCTGCTCAGGTGGCAGCTAGTCAACCACGGTGTGGCCCGTACTGAAGGCCAGCGCATTGACTACACCACCAACGGGTGCCGTATGAGCGGCGACATCAACACCAGTCTCGGCAACTGCCTCATCATGAGCTCCATCGTCCTCGCTTACTGTGAGACCCGTGGCATTACAGCCCGACTCTCAAATAACGGGGATGATTGTGTGCTCATTCTTGAGAGCAGCCAGCTTGAGCAGCTGTCAGGGCTTGATGCCTGGTTTCTTGACTTCGGCTTCACATTGACTCGCGACCCTGCTGTGAACGTGTTTGAAAGGATTGAGTTCTGCCAGCAACAGCCGGTGCTTACGAGCGCCGGTTGGCGCATGGTGCGGAACCCCTTCACCGCCATGAGCAAGGATTGCGTGTCATTGTTGAGCTGGGAGACAGAGCTGGACATCCAGTACTGGGCCCATGCCATTGGGTCGTGTGGATTGTCGCTTACAAGTGGGGTACCCGTGTGGGAGGAGTGGTACAAGCGTTTGCTGCGCCTGGGGCGTGAGGCGCCGGATGGGGTGCGGGAGCGCATCAACGAGAGCGGCATGTACTACATGTCTGTCGGTGTGCCTGCAGCTGAGATTACACCTGAGTCACGCGTGAGTTTCTACCACGCGTTTGGTGTAACCCCTGACATGCAGGTGGCACTGGAACATGAGTACAGCAGCTCGTTTGAGATGTTGCCCCTGTGCCCCATGACGTCTTCCCACGTCAAGGCAAACGACATTCACAACAACACTCTTGCAGCATGGCTCGTGGCAAAGCAAGGTCTAACCCAGTGATAGGCGGGGTCCGCAAGCGTCGCAACACTCAGCCCGGGATGAAACCTACCAGTTCTGATTCCAGCGTCATTAAGTATAGTGCACTTGGTCTAGGCATGGTGACCAATAGCACTCTTGGGACGGCCACTTACTATCGATCGTATATTCCAGGCAATGGTAATGCGATGGCAAACACTGCTGGACCATCGATTGCGTCATACTATAGTACTGGCCGCTTTATGCCCGGTACGCGCATTCGGTGGGAACCCAGCGTGTCCTTTACTACATCTGGCCGTGTGTATGTTGGCTTCACCGACAACCCTGAGTTGATGGTGAACCTCAACACTGCACGTGCCACTTATGAAACCACCCCGTCGTTGGCAAACTACAACGCCTACGCCAATGCAGTCAAGTCGCTGGGCTCTGTCCAGAGCTGGCCTGTGTGGCAGGAGACGGATGTGGTATTTCCCCTTGATACTCGTCGCAAGAGGTTTGATGTTAACGTTACGGTTGATTATACTTCTGTTGATGTGCTGGATCGCTCTTTTCAGCGTGCCATGTATGTGGCCGTTGACGGTGTTCCGGCCAATCCCACAGCGCTTGGGTCGTTCTGGTATCATGATGTCGTCTCGGTTGAGGGTGTTTCGAACATTGCGTCCTGAGCGGGTAGGAGCAGCTGGAAGGTGATGACATGTTTGACTGGGGTTCGCTTGAGTTGGGTTGGGAAGCCCACACGCCACGGCATTTGCTGTGAGCTCAAGGAGTCAAACACAAAGCCTACCAGAAGTGCAGGCATGACCCTGGTGTCAACCAGTGTCAGGGCGCCGTGGCACAAGTGAGTCC